ACTTTCCAGAGGTTCTTTCCGTCCGCGTGTAGAGGGTTCGCCGACTCCTTCGACACGCCGATCGGGCGATTACGCCCCTTGGTGTCCTGCATGGCGCGGGCGATGTAGCCTCTCGGCAGAGCGCCGTTCGCCTGCCAATAGGACATGATCTTCGAGTATTCCTCGGCGTTCAGCCCCTTGAACGTGCGCGAGAATGGACCAGGACGACGGACGAAGTACCCGTAGGCCGTCTGACGGTACACCTTAGTCGTCGTGCCGGGCGCCCCGTTAAACTTCTCGCGGCGCGGCAAGTTGCGAGTCGCACCGTTGTAGACGATGCCGCGCACCGAGGTCCCGCTGAGCTGCATGCGGTAGTCGTTGCTCTCGCCTGACTCGCCCGACCGACGGCGCACGTTCTTGTACCAATCATCGCGTGCGCCCTCGGCTAGGTCATTCGAGATCTCCTCGACAATCATCACGACATCGCCGGCGACATCGCGGACCAGCTGGTCGACTGCGCGTTGCAGCTCGGGGCCCACCGTTACCTTCGCCGAGCTGCTCGCCACCTAGAACCCCCAGAAGGCTTTTGCCGCCGGGTCTACCGTATCCTGTGCGCGTGCCTTCGGTGTCGCGCGCTTCGGCTTGCTCGGCGGCGCGTGCTTCGTGCGCCACCAGCCGAGGACGCGCTCCTGCGTCGCGAGGGGCCACGCGTAGAACGCGTCAGGGTCACCGCAGTAGGTGAGGCCGATCTCCAGAGCTACGGAGTCGAGCCCTCCGTCTGCGGTGGCGTAAAACCCGCAGCACGCGCGACGCCGTCTTCCGTCGGCACGTCCACACAGAGCTCGAGCGCCTTGCTGGACGCGGCGTAGATCTCCGCTTCGGGGATGCCCAGCGTCATCAGCTCATCGAAGACCTCGCCACCGTAGGGAAGAGGGGCGTAGTTGTACTTCGCCTTGAGCGGCTTCCCGGCCCAGCACACGCCCAGGGCGGCGCACAGACCGCGGATAGCGTTGGTGCCGACGGCGAGCGCGATCTCGCGTCGAACTAGGAACGAGGCGGGGGCCTTGAGCGGGACAGTGTGCGCCCCGAGTTGAACGGTCATCATGGTTGCTCCTTAGACGCGAAAGCGCCCCCCGCACCGTAGCACGGGGAGCGCCTAGCTCGCACGCAGGCGACTCAGGTCGTGGTGATCGTGCCGTACACGGTGCCCGAGATGCTGAAGGAGTTCGGGTCGCCTTCCGAGAAGTCGATCGTGCAGTGGCACCCGACCATGACGATGGTGTGGTCTGCAGTGTCGCCGAAGTTCGTACCCTCGATCGTGAGCGTCACCTTCAGCCCGTAGACATCCGAGCCCGTGATCGTGCTCAGAGCTGCCGAGAAGGCGCCGGTCTTGTTGATCGCGTCCCAGATGAGCTTGTCGGTAGCGTCGGACAGGTCGGCCATGTGGCACGACACCGAGAAGGTCGGGAACGTCCGCGACGTGAGACGGACGGACCCGAGCTCGCCGCGGTCGAGGTACGTCGTCGCCTCGGTGTTGCCCTGGTTGAGCCCGGTCAGCGCGAAGTCTCCGGACTCCAGACTGAGCGTCACGGCCAGAGGCGTCGGCGTGGTTCCGTCTTGGAAAAGCACGGTTGCATCGCGGAAGTTCTTGATTACGGTCGATGCGGCCATTGGCTACCTCACTGAAGCGGAAGAGTGTGGACGACGCGGAACTCGACGGCGCCGACGACCCACTCGCCGACATCGTTCGTCTCACGGGTAACGCGGACGAACTGGAACTTGTAGCTGAGCGGCCACGTTGCGTCGTAGACCATGAGCTTGTTGATGACCGCTTGCTCGCCATCGAGCGCGCCGTCGTAGCTATCTGCCATGGACTTAGGCGCGAGACGCCAGGAGTAGCGCACGATGAGCGTCGACTCGACCAGCGTGCCCTCGGCAGGCTTGCCCCGGTAGGCGCGCAGGTCCTGCGTCTCGGCGACGTGCACGACGAACCACACGCCTGAACTCAGGTCTGCGTCTCGCCCGAAGTTGTCGGGAGCCACGCGCGATTCTTTCCACGTGGCGAGCGTGGCAACTCGCGTGGTCACGTCCTCGCGGAGCTGCCGTACCGTCTTCGAGGCCATTAGTACCACCTCGGGCCGAGCACAGGACCGCCGCCACGGCCATTGAGCCAGACCTGCGAACTGCCGCTCTTGCGCTTCGTCGCGTCGACCTTGTTCGTGTCGCTCTCATCGTAGACGAAGCTGAGCTGCCCATAGGCCTCGGTGTAGGCCGCACGGTAGTAGTCCGCGAGGGCCTGCCAGCGGGAGCCGTCGCCTGCCGACGTTTGAAAGTCGAGGAAGATGAAGTGCAGCGTCAGCAGGAGGTGAACGTCGCGGAAGGCTGACGGCGACATCACGAGGTAGGGTCTGCGCCCGTTCGCGATGACCCTCAGCATAATGGTGGCCCAGGCCTCGTCGAGGTACTCCTGAAAGGTCGTCGCGCCCGTCGCGAGTAGCTGGGGAAGGTCCGAGTGCCGACGGATGAGGTCCGCGTCCGTCACGACCGGAGCGAGCTCACGGCGAACGAGGGCGGCATCCTGCCGGAAGGTGTGCGGTAGCCCATCGGGCATGACGAGGGTCCACTCAATCAGGTAGCCCTCCTCGAGCTGGAGAGACGCCGTCACGCCAGCGAGGATCGTGTACTTCGCCCAGCTCCCCGGCGCGATGGTCACTACCGCGGCGCTGACCACGGCGGTCTGGTCAGCCTTGTAGACCGAGACAGTGCCGCTGGTAGGCGTTGCCACCACGCCGAGACGGTAGGTCGGGCACTCGATCGTCTGGTTCGTTCCACGCTGGATCGTGTCCGGTGCCCGGAACCGTGCCGTGTAGAGCGTCTCAGAGATGGTCATCGTGCCCCCTGCCTAGTCAGCGCTTATCGCGTTCGCGTCGGTCTGCCTCAATCGCACGCTTCCGCGCCTCTTCCCGCGCCCTCTGCTCGGGCATACCCGAGCGAACGAGCTGCGATGTCATCCGCTCCATCGCCTCGCGATGTTTCACGCTCTCGCTCATCGCTTCACCTTCGGTGCCGGCGGGTTGAGAAGCTTCTCCTTGGCGGCGTACATCGTGGCGAGGCGCTCCTCCTCGATGTTGAGAGAGGTCGCCGACGCGGGCTGAGTGACGGCCTTCCCGCGGAGATCCTCCACCTTGCGCGACTGGTCCGCGATGATGAGGTCGATCCACCGCTCGTCGGGGACGCGGATGGTGCCGTCCTCCAGGAGGCGCTTGGCGAACGCCCAATAGCCAGCCGTGTCCGACCGCACCGTGAGCTGGCCAGCGAAGACGCTCGGCTTCTCCCACTTGCTCATGTGCACCGCACCCTTATGGCCCTCGTAGGCCACGCAGTAGCCACCCGGCTCCGCGTCCCACGGGATGATCGTCCAGCCCTTGCGACGGTAGGCGAGTTCCGCCTGGTCGGTGTTGCCGTCCTTGTCGACGCGATTGACACCGGGGTCGGCGCGCATCTCGGAGAGGGCCGGGAGCCACTCGCCGTTGACCAGCTGCCAGCGGCCGGGGTGATGCAGGTACCAGAATACGGGGCTCGCGTCAGTCGGAAGCAGCTCACGCATGCTCCCGGGGCGTGTTGCCGCCCTGCCCTCAATCTGTGCGCCGCCTGCAGCGGTCTGGAATGTCGCGCTCATGGTTGCCTCCGACGCAGAAAGGCGTCGAGGTACAGGTAAGCACCTCGACGCCCCCTTGCCACCGTGAGGCGGCTACCCTACTACGGGGTGGCCTTGCTCAGGATGCCCACGCCCTTGAGGTCCTGAATCTCCGCGACGCCGGCGAAGGCGTTGCCGATCACGCGAGTGATGCCCGCGGCGCCGTCGCGCTCGAGCTCGACCACAACCTGCGAGCCGGCCGGGATGATGATGCCGCCAGCGCCCTGGACAGGAGCGGGGGTACCCGTCGCGTAGCCGATGCAGCCGCTCGCGACCATGAGCCCGAGACGGTCGGCGCCCGCGTTCGCCGTGGGCACGGTGGACGACGTGTGCAGAGCGACGCCGAAGAGCATGCCCCGGTAGCCCTGACCGCGCGCCGCGATCTGGTCCTGCGTGGCCGCGACGTACTGACCGGGGCCCGTCTCGCTACGGAGGCTGTTGATCAGGTGGTTGATCTGCTGGGGCGCGAGGATGGCGGCAAACTCGCCGTCGTTGCTCTGGAGCTGGAGCTTGTAGATCGCGTCGAAGAACGTGCCCACGGAGAGCGCGACCGTCGTCGAGCCGACGCTCTGGGACAGGCCCGAGGACAGCGCGGTGATCATCTGGGTGAGGCGCATCCCGAAGGCGATGGCCATCGAGTTGGCGAGGCCCTCGACGCCGACGCCCGCACCGCTCGCGAGAGGGTCAGTCAACGAGGCGAGGTCGGTGATGTCGTAGCGGAGCGCCTGACGGGCGATGGTGATCGTCGCCGCGCTGGACGTGATCGAGGTGTTGGAGACGGAGCTGCCGTCGCCGACCGCGGCCATAAGGTCCGTCCCGGCGAGCCCGACGACGGGGACCTGGAGGGCGCTCGAGCCGGAACCGTTCAGCGTACCGAAGTTCGTGAATTGCGGAGCCTTGTACAACTCGGCGCGGTCAGCGAGCTTCATCTCGATGGTCTTGTGAAGGATCGCTGCGAGACGCGCGTTGCCGCTGAGTGCGGCAAAATCGATATTGGCCATGGTGGCCTCCCGGTGGGGTCGATGGTTTGCCGCGCCTGTCGCTTTTTACAGGAGTTTGCCTCGAGCCCGTGAGGGCGTGGCCCCCACCGCCCCGGTACCCTCACGCTGGACAGCCTGCCAAGAGGCCCCCCGACCTCCCTTGTTGGCGTCAG